CCAGAATATACCTGTGAACTAAGGTATATTGACTTCAGATTGACACGTTAGCTTATTTTACATTGGCTAACTCAATGCGATCGACCCACCAGCGGCGTTGCCGCGTGTACCGCGCCCGGACTATCGACACAGTCCGTTCGTCAGTTTCATCCTGGTGTCGTATCTTCTCGCATCCTCTCGTCCCCTTCGATCCCCCGTCTTCGGGCGGGTGTTCCTCTCTCGCCGCGTTTGTCAAAGCCTTTCTAGCGAACTGTCCTTCCTCTGTAGAAGAGGAGCGGTTCGCTTTTCAGTCAATTAAGAAAAGACTCCCTGACTCGTGTCGATGTATGAACGACGAGTTGTTATGCAGGCTTATCGAGGGTGTGATCGCACCCCCGAAGAAACTCCCCGATGGCTACCTGAGGTTTGTTGCGAGGGAGGCTTCGAAGTTGTTTCCAACGGATTGGGATACTACGTATCGCAATCATTGTTATACAACTAGCCCCCCTCTCTCATCGACCCTAGAGCAATCTAGGTCTAAGGGTGGCGGCCTTACTTGCCGCATCGATCACCCGACTTTTCTCGATGAGACCCTCGGTCTAGCCAACCCTCTTCCTCCTCTGTCGCGGCCCGTCCGATGGTGGTTCAGTCTGCCGGTAAACCTCGTCCTTTGACGAAGTATACCGAGGACCAGTTGATCTTGAAGCCCTTGCACAAGGCTTTGTTTGATCAGGTCTCTTCTTTCCACTGGTCCCTTCGCGGGGACGTTTCGGCGGCTGCTCTTGACGGCGCGGGGTTTAGGCGCGGGCTTGGCGTGTTGGTTTCCGGCGACTACAAGTCGGCGACCGATAACCTACCTCTTGAGGTTGCTGAGGTAGTCCTTTCTGTGGCTTTGCGCAATGCCACTCGTGTCCCTTCGGGGATTTCGGACTACGCGAAGCGACTCTTGAGGCCCCTCTTTGTTCATCGAGGGGAGGAGATTGTCGTAAGTTCTGGACAGCAGATGGGTTCTCTTTTGAGTTTCCCTCTGCTTTGCGTCCAGAATTACCTTGCTTTTCGGTGGGCCGTCCTTACGTGTTACGGCCGCCAGAAGTTTTTGCCCGTCCTAATCAACGGGGATGATATCCTTTTTCAATCCACTCGTTCGTCGTTTCCTGACGAATGGATGAGGGTTGTCGGTGCGGTCGGCTTGGAGGTCGAACAGACTAAAACGTCTATCGCTAGCGACTTCGGTTCTTTGAACTCGACGTTGCTTCGATGGAGGGGGGATCACCTTCGGGTGAGTCCAACGCTGCGTTTTGGAATGTTGCGACCACAGCCGTTTGCCAATTCCCTTGCTCGTTCATTCCAATCTTTCTGTGTTCCGGGTCTTCCCGCCCAAGTTCGGTTTAATGCCGCTCTTGAGTTTATGAAGGCCCACTCAGCTCTTATTATCCGGACGGATCTCTCCCCAATTGAATTGGGATTCGTGGGGCGCCTAGCTTGGAGGGCGTTCCGAAAGACCGGTTTGCTGAGAACGCAAAAAGAAAGGATGCGCTTGAACCCTGAGTATCCAGTTCGTCGTCTTCCCCCTCTACCTTGTGTACACAATGTAGTTTTGGGAAGTTCTGACGTGGAATTTGTCCCTTCTCTGTTACCAGAGGAGGAATTACTCAGCAGTAGAGAGCAGTGTTCGTGGAAGTGGCGGTTGAGGGGTCAGTTTAAGGCTGCAATTCGGAAGCAGGAACTGGGCTATTGGATGGCGCTCTCGCGGCCATCCTACCAGTTTCCGTTTATTCCGATGAACTTTAAACTGAGGGAACGTGATACCCTTTGGTGGTATCGGGAGTTGAAAGAGCGCTACTTTGCTCCTCGTCCTGTTAAGCCGGTGACTCGTCTCTTTATGAGAGGGGTTGACCGACTCCCGACGTTCTCGGAAGCAGTAGCAGATGGTACGCCGCCGGTTATCGGCCTAACTGAGGCTCCAGACAAATTATTCGAGGAACAACTCGCCATGGAGAGGAAGTTAGGCTGGTAAACGACGGATTGTCATGGGCGCGGCACGTTGCAGTGTCGCGCAGGGCGACCTGAGGGTTCGTTCGGACCCCGGAAGCTCCTGAAGTGGGCAGTTTACTACGGTTGTGGGGTGTAGTACCGTGTTGATGCATTAGAATAGGAGATGGAATAGCTCTGGCGATAACAGAACGGATAGGTGGCGGCGCCCGTGTTTGGGTAAGTGTTGCCTTCGGGTAAGGGAGAATTCCCTGCAGGCCAGCTGAACACACAGGCCCCCTTATACTTCGGTGTCAAGCCATCCGGTGTGTACTCGAGCTAGGGTACACGAAACTGTGAACAGGAGTTAGGAAATCGACATGAGAAACTATATAATGCTGTTGAAGCGCGGTATGGTCCGAGCTCATCTCGAAAGAGGAGCGTTTCGAACCCATGACCTAAGGTAGCGAAATGGAAGGAGTGGACGGACTATTAGAGCCCGAGGGTCGAGACGTAGGCTTTACCTGCCGAACTCGTCACGTCTGGATGACGTCCTGCGCTGAGCGCG